AACGCTGGGAAGGTCGCGTAGAGAAGATTATCAAGCGCTATCGTGATGATAGGATGCAGACTACTTCTCAATCTCACTACAATATCCTATGGTCTAACGTACAGACATTAAAGGCAGCTACGTTCTCACGTATGCCAAAGGCTGATGTATCACGTAGGTTCAAGGATAATGATCCTGTAGGCCGTGTAGCCTCTATGTTACTTGAAAGAGCATTAGACTTTGAGATCACTCACTCTAATGACTTTGAAGAAACACTAACAGCTTGCGTCTATGATCGCTTCTTGGGTGGCCGTGGTTCAAGCTGGATTCGCTATGAGCCTGTCATTGAAACGATGGAGTCAGAGTCTGAAGAATCTATCTCTGAGGATGACATTGACGATAGGGACAACGAGTACCTAGACATTGAAACTACTCCTGTGGACTATGTTCATTGGAAGGACTTTGGCCATGAGGTAGCACGTTCATGGGATGAAGTGACAATGGTATGGCGTAAGGTCTATATGACACGTGGTATGCTACGTGATCGCTTTCCTGATTGGGCTGACAAGATTCCGTTAGACTCTAGCCCTGATGACCAAAAGATGAAACAGACTGAGGGCGTTGGTAAACGTGCCTTGATCGTAGAGTTATGGAATAAAGAAACCAAGAAGGTTTGCTGGTTGTCTATCTCACTAGGCAAGGTGATTGATGAGCGTGACGATCCATTAGGCATTGAAGGCTTCTGGCCTTGTCCTAAACCATTGTTTGCTACAATGACCAATGAAACGCTCGTACCTGTTCCTGACTTTACCTTATACCAAGACCAAGCAGGTGAGTTAGATGTACTCACAGACCGCATACAAGGCCTTATAAACGCATTAAAAGTACGTGGGGTATACGATGCCTCAACTCCTGAATTAGCTCGCCTATTTACAGAGGGTGACAACAATACTCTAATCCCTGTTAAGAACTATTCCTCATTCTCTGAGAAGGGTGGCATGAACGGTGCGGTTAGTTTGGTAGACATTCGTCCTATTGCTGAGGCTTTAGGTCAAGCTTACCAAGCAATGGGTCAAGTTAAGCAACAAATCTACGACATTACAGGTATCTCTGACATCATCCGTGGTGCTTCTGTGGCCTCTGAAACGGCTACTGCACAACAAATCAAGGGTCAATACGCTACATTGCGTCTAAAGACATTTCAAGATGACGTAGCCAAGTTTGCTTCAGCAATATTAAAGATTAAAGCTCAGATTATCTGCCAACACTTCCAACCTGAAACGATTGTTAAGATTGGTGGCGCTGCACAGATGAGTCCTACTGACCAGCAAATGATTCCACAAGCGATTGAGTTACTTAAAAACAATCCTATGCGTACATTCCGTGTAGAGGTATTGGCTGACTCTATGCTATTGGCTGATGAGCAACAAGAGAAGGCTGACCGTGTAGAGTTTTTACAAGCTACTAGCTCATTTATTGAGAAAGCAGTACAAGGCGCACAGGCTGCACCACAACTAACCCCATTGTTGATGGACTTATTAAAGTTTGGTGTTACAGGCTTCCGTGTAGGCCGTAGCCTTGAGGGTGAGTTTGACTCTCTTGCTGATCAACAAAAAGAAGATGCTAAACAGAAACAAGCTAATCCACAACCACCAGCACCTAATCCTGACGTAATTAAAGCGCAAGCTGAACAGCAAAAGGCTCAGGCTGATATGCAGATGGCTCAAGCTAAGATGCAACAAGAAGCGCAGCTAGAACAGGTTAAATTGCAATTGGCTCAACAAGAGGCTGCTACCAAATCACAGATGGAAGCACAGCGCCTTGAGTTTGAGAAATGGAAAACACAGCTTGATAACGATACAAAGGTCTTGATCGCTGAGTTAAGTTCTAAGACTGACTTACATAAGACAGCATTGAACATTAACGCTACTAACGCTGAGGGATTGACTGAAATCTCTACTGAAGGCGTAGAACAGCCTACTAGCGCATTACAAGGCCTTGTAGACTCTATTAACAACAATATGCAGATGCTTGTATCAGTCAACCAACAACACAACATGGACTTGGCAATGCAACAGCAACAAGCACACCAGGCGCTAATAGAACAGATGACTAAGCCTAAACAAGTAATTAGGGATGCTAACGGTAAGATTGCAGGAGTCGCTTAATGGCTTTAGTATTAAAAGATCGAGTCCTTGAAACTTCTACGTCTACAGGCACAAGTGCGTTTGCACTAGGTGGCGCACAGACAGGCTTTCAATCATTCTCTATCATTGGATCAGGCAATACAACTTACTATACGATTCAAGGTAAGAACGCTGACGGTACGCTAACAGGCGAATGGGAAGTAGGTACAGGCACTTATACGACAGGCTCATTAGCTCGTGATACTGTACTAGAATCTTCTAATGCTAACTCATTGGTAGTATTCTCTGCTGGCGCTAAAGACGTATTCTGCGACTTGCCTGCTGAAAAAGTATTAGCTCCTAGTGGAACGTCATCACAGTTATTAGCGAATGACGGTTCTGGTGGATTAACTAACGTTACAATTGGTTCTAACCTTACTTACTCTGCTGGCACATTGAGTGCGACAGGCGGTGGAGGAATGACATATCCTGGTGCTGGCATTGCCAACTCTACAGGGAGTGCATGGGGAACTTCTTATGGTGTAAGTGGGACAGGTTCTGTAGCTTTAACTTCTAATCCAGTATTTTCTACAGACATTTCTGTTCACGGATTAACCGTTGGTCAAGGCGCTGCATCTCTTAATAATATTGCTTTAGGTATTAACGCTTTATCCAATGCTTCTACTACAGGTACAGGAAATGTAGGGATTGGTAGAAATACTTTAAGTGTAAACACTTCAGGCATAGGTAATATTGCAATAGGCGATTATGCTTTATCTGCTAATACAACAGGCGGCACTAATATTGGAATTGGTGGGAACGCTTTATCAGGTAATATAATTGGCAGTAATAACATTGGAATTGGGAATGTTTTAATTGGTTCAAATTCAGATAATAATGTAGCTGTTGGAAGTGGATTAAATAGTGTTGCAGTACAATCTACAGCTTTTGGTGCTAATTGTTTAATTACTGGGGATGCTACTGATTCTGTATTTTTTGGTTATGGTGTTTGTACAAGTTCAATAGCCAATCAAGCTGTAATAATTGGTTCTCAAGCGGTAGGAGGAGGAGCAACAACATTTGGGGCTGGTTCTATAGCAATAGGTTATCAAGCTTCTTATTCAAGTAATACTGCCATTCAAACTGCAATAGGTTATCAAGCTTGTTTCTCTGCTACAAATAGAGGCAATGGATGTACAGCTATTGGATACCAAGCTCTTTATACAAATGGAGTTGGCACAGCTTCTACTACATTATCAGCCGCTAATACTGTGGTTGGATATAAATCATTATATGCTAACACAACGGGTAGATTTAATACTGCTTTAGGACATCAAGCAGGGTGGGGCGCAGCAGGAACAAACGCTAATACCACAGGAGCTAATAACACTTACATTGGTTACCAAACAATAGGTTCTGCTTCTACTAACTCTAATGAAACTGTTATAGGAGCAAGTGCTGCTGGGTCAGGTTCTAATAGTGTTACATTAGGAAATACGTCTGTATCATTAACCCAATTGCGTGGTGCTATTTACGGCACTAATTATACTGTAGCAACATTGCCAACAGCAACTGTAGGCGCTCAAGCCTTTGTAACAGATGCTTTAACTCCTCAAGTAGGATCTGCTGTTGTAGGTGGCGGAGCAATTGCAACTCCTGTTTACTACGATGGCACAAGTTGGATATGTGATAGCGGTTTAAATGGCACAGCTTCTCTTAATATTAATGGTACTGTAGGGGCTACAACACCTAACACAGGTGCATTTACTTACATCTCTACTAGCAGTTCTACTAGCACAACCCCTACGCTATCGTTTAACGCCTCTAATAGCCCTTACGCTGCTGGAGCAACAATCTCTGGTAGTTACTTGCAACACATGCTACAGAACAAGTCAGCGACTGCTAATGCTTCTACTAACTATGTATTGAGTAATGACTCAGGTACGGATAGCACGTTCTATGGTGAGTTTGGTATGAACTCATCTGTATTCAGCGCATCTACTCCTGCTGACTACTTTAGCATTAACAATGGCGTTTATTTCTCTGCCCATGACGGTGATATTACTGTAGGTTCAGGAAACGGCTTTAAAACATATCTAGCATGGGGAACTGTAGGGCAATCTGCTCATGTCATTAACGCAAGTGGTGCGATTGGTTTAAATACTAATTTAGGCACAACGCCAGCATTATCAGGTACAACTAACTTTGGTACTAGCGGTCAACTTTTACAATCTGCTGGTAGTGCTGCAACTCCTACATGGTCTAGTGCTTTAAATTCTGTCAGCATTGGCGCTACAACCGCTTCTACTGGAGTATTTACACAACTAACCGTTAACGGTGCTAACCTTAACACAGCAATTAGTCCTACAGGCACAAGTACAGTAACAATTGCGCCTGGTGGCGCTACAACATTAGGTACTGCTGGTGTAACTACAACATTAGCAGGCAATATTTCTGCTACAACATCTAACCAAACAGTAATATTAAGTCCTACAGGAACAGGCACAGTTGCTATCTCGCCTGTGGGGGCTTTAACAGTCAACCCTACTGCTGCTAGTACAATCAATAACTGTTCTATTGGAGCAACAACAGCTTCTACCGGTAGGTTTACTGGAGTTACGGTAACTGCTGGTACAGCATCTATTGCACCTATCCTATTAACAAGTGGAACTAACTTAACTTCTGCTACAGCAGGGGCTATCGAGTATGACGGTGTTAATTTTTATGCAACGGCTGAAACAACAAGTGGCCGTAACGTAGTTCCAGAGTATCAACAATTCTATTTATCATCTAACGTAACAGCATTTGGCCCTGCATCAGGTGACTTCTTTGGTGCTACTTCAAGTGCATCATTAGCTGCAACCACGTCTTATGATATTGAATGTTATTGCTACTTCTTAAAGTCAACAGCAGGTACAGGACAGTGGATACCTACGTTTAGTACAGCATTAACAGTTGGTCATTCATATCTTGAGTACACTCCTGTAACAGGCTTTACGACAACAGTAATTACAGGCGCTATGGTGACCGCTGAAGCCACACAACAAACAACAACCGTATTGACTCATGCAGCAACGGCTTCATTGACAACAGCAGTCAGTCATATTGCCAAACTTAAAATCCGTGTATTAACCAATACAGCGTGTAACTTTAGACTTAAATTTGTAGGTTCTGCTGGTACGATAACTCCGCAAGCAGGTAGTTGGTATACAGTTCGTAAAGTGGCAAGTAATGCTGGTAACTTTGTAGCATAAGGATAACAAATGACTGAAATTGAACTTCAATATAGTTATTGTATGCAAAGCATAAATAAAATTGCAGAGCTAAAAGCTAACCCAATTTTGTCTGAAGATGACCAAATAGACTTAGAAGCTAATGTAGATTATTTGCAACAAATGCTTGCTAAAGATTTTTGGATTACAAAGGATTTAACGCCATTACGTGAAGCGATTAAATAATGTTTGGGTTTAGTCCGTTAGCCTCAACGGCCTTTAACTCCTTACGCAAAGTAGTAACAAGCGTAACTCCATATACATGGGGTCAGACAGGTGGTGTAGGCAAAAAGAAGAAAGGGCATATTGCTCAATCTAAACGCTCTGAGATTAAAGAGTATTTAGCGGCAATCTTTGCTGAACCTGTCGTAGAAGAAGAAATGCTAGAGGCTTTACAGCCTTATGCTAAAGAAGAAGTAACACCAAATGCAATTGACTATGACTTATTGCTCAATAGCGTTGAAATGGTACAAAACATTATTGCTAGAGCGCAGGCAATACAACAAGAACATGAGGACGAAGAAGCCCTCTTAATGCTTATATAGGATAAATTATGTCATTCTTACCTGATTGGTACTCACAAGGCACTCAAAGCCAAGACAACAATGGTGGCTTTGGTACTGCCAAAATGTTTGATGCACCTAAACCTGAACAACAAGGTAACTTTGGCGGCATGGGCGATAAGATCGCTAAACTTGTACAAGCATTACGTGGCCCTTCACAAACGCCAGGTCAGATGCCTATGTCCCCTAACAACCCTATGCAACCACAATCTAATCAGATGCCACAGTACACACCGATGCAAGGTAGCCCTGTTGGCCCTAACATGGGTCAAGTAAACAAACAAGCCCCTATGATGAGTCCTAACGGTCAACCTATGCCTAATTGGAGTAATTTCTATGGCAGCAATCAATGATATAACTGGCGATAGTATTCAAACTCGCAC